CAATGTACTTGCCGTTGCCCTTGCTGGTTCCCATTAGTATTCGATTTTGTCTATGAGTTCGTCAATCTTGTCCACTATCTTCATCTTGACCGCAAACGCATTCGGTGAGTTCGAATCGTCCACCGCTCCGATGCAGTCGCAGAGGGTGGTTATCACCATCATAAGCGAGTCCATCCGAGCCTGCACTTGGGCCTCGTCATCCTTCGCCTTCGAGTTCGCCAAGTTCTCGGAGTTTATTTCTTGACCATGAGAGAGCCGACTTGCCACCCCACAGGAGGTAGGAGATGTAACCGCAGTCCGAGGTATCGTCTGCATTGTCGTAGTAGGTTTCAGCCCTTGACAGGTAGGAGTGCATCCGCTTGATGGTTTCCACCGAGATGGCTTCCCCGTTGGCTAACTGCTGCGCCCTGACCTTGCCCGTCTGCGTCGCACACTTGTTCCCGTTCCGCTCGTTCAGTTCTATCCCTCGCTTGGCATTGGCCTTAATCTCTTGGCCGTAATCGGAGTATGACTCGAACTGCTGCCTCTTGTGATTCTCCCACGTTGAGCCGCAAACGGCCAATCTTTGAGCCGTATCGGGGAACTCTGCATTGGTTTGGTTATTGCTCATGCAGCGACCGATAAAGCCTTCTCTGCTTTCGTTATTGTTCGGGATTGGCAGGGGCATTTAGGGGGTGGGTTATGGTGTTTTGGTTGGCTTCGGCAAACAAGTCCGCTTGTAGGTAAATGTATTGAAGAGCCGATTTTACGCAGTCAGCGCACCACCAATTCGTGGGAGGTCGGCCGTGAGCCGTCAGGATGGCTTGCAGTTCACCAACCGCATCGGGTGGCAGTCGCATGGTTAGGGATGCCACATATTGGTCCCAGTACTTCCTGTGCTTTTGGGCCACGATGAATTGGTCGTTGGTCATTTGAAGGTCCATTCCCGAATGATTATTGCGGTGGCAGATGAGGCGAGCCCAAGGATTGGAGCCAAGTACCATTGGCAGGTCGGCAGGGTCAGGGCAAAGCCAAGCCAAAACCCGAAGCAGGTCATGCACGAAAACGGCTTCCGCTTCGCAAAGGGCAAAGCGTAGAACCATCCCGGCAGAACCCGGAACTCCACGACCGCAAGGGTCGCCAAGGCACTAATCAGGATGGGATAGACCAGTATATCCATTGGACTCGATTGCGGTTTTGATTTTAGCCTTGGCCTGCTCGATGGAGTAAATGATGCTCCGGTACGGGATGCCCGTTTCACGGCTCATCGCCTTCATGTTGCCTGTCTGCATGAGCAGATTCAGCAGTTCTTTGTCGTACGGGAACGCTCCGTCCTTGGCCCAAGAGTCCATTTCTTGCTGGGCAATGGCCCAAAGGTCGTCAAGCAAGGTGTCGTAGTCCTTGCTTAGTTCTTGGGTTTCGGGATCCACTTCGACCCGCTCGTCGTGGTGTCGGTACTTCTTGGCGAACTGGTTGTTGTTGCCCCGGTACAGGTTCATTATCAAACGAACTATGTAGAAACGCAGGTAGCCTTGGACCTGCATCTTGGTAATCTTGTCGGGGTCTTTTTCGAGCAGAATCAGGACGACCTCTTGTTCGAGGTCCTTCCAAAGCGGATTGCCCCCCGTGATGGTGAGGCAAGCCTTGCGGATTTCTCCGCTGCGATACAGGTCAAGGATGGTAGCCTCTGCGTTCACTCACGCAAAGATGGAGGGGGTTGTTGTTAATGTTGCAAAAAATCCCGTGTCCTGTTCAAAACTTGTGTACGCAGGAACTTGATGTCCGGCCTTGCCCTCATGTTTATCGCAAGGATTTCGAGGTTATGCATAACGGTTGCGTGATTCCTCTTGATGATACGCCCGATTTGGCAGTAGGTGTACAGGTACTCGGAGTAGGCGATGTCTGCGAAGATGCTTCGAGCAAGGACCAGTTCTTGGGTCTTGACTTCGCTCAAGATGTCATCGGGGCTGACTCCGATAACCTCTGCGGTATATCCGAGGATGGTGCGTGAGATTAGGTCCATGGTTAAAGCATTGATTCGATTAAGTTTATTCTCTCTCCTATCCATCGCATTACCGGCACGGCCATTGAGTTACCGCAGGCCTTGTATCTTGGCCCATCGGGGCATTGGTCGGCAGGTTTGTTTCGGTATGGAATCTTTGTCCAATCATCCGGGAATCCCTGCAAACGTTCGCACTCCTTGGGGGTCAGCCTTCGTATAGCCATTGAGTGCATAACCGCAGGGGTTTGGCATCGTTGCAACTGCGTCTTCTCCTGAAGGTTCATTCCTCTCATATCGCCACCGCATTGCCAGTCAAAAGCCATCGGTTGCAACACGGCTCCAATATGCTCCGTATCGGATTGTGAGCGAATGGTTTGCGTGGTGTGGTCGTTCGTGGTGTAATTGTAGGTGTCCACGGCAATGGGTTGCTGAACTAATGGCGTATTGCCTCCTCCCGTTCCATATCTCGCACTCACGGTATCAGCGACATCCTTTGGCCCATTGACCCTTGAATCGTTTGGATGCGATTCGTAGTAAAGAGGTTGGGCAACTGCGTGTGGCCCTTTCGCAACCAACGATGACATCGTTTCTCCTGTTTCAATCCTCGGCTCGTATTGTGCGTTCTCGCCTTGGTTGAATGCGGCTCGGTCAATGATTAGTGGCGCACCTTGGTCTGCTTCAGGTCTTGCTCCTTTGTAATCCCTTGCACATAAAGCATTACTTACTCTCGGAGTGCTTGGGTTTCTAACGCTTCCTTCAGTATTGGCGGTAACTTCTTCCCTCTTTTTTCTGCTCGGTTTAGTATTCCCTTGCAGGCTTTCGGACTCAAATAGAACCGCTGCGGCAACTCGCCAGTCTCCAAGGTATCCGACAACAAACACTCTTCTGCGTCTTTGTGCCACTCCGAAGTATTGAGCGTCAAGAACTCGATAGGCGAACCCATACCCGAGTTCGCCCAACGCCCCGAGGAAGGTTCCAAAATCTTTTCCTCCGTTGGACGACAATACCCCGGGGACATTTTCCCACACGACCCACTTGGGACGGAATTTATCAGCGATTGAAAGAAAAGTAAGCATGAGGTTTCCTCTTGGGTCAGCAAGACCTTTGCGAAGTCCTGCGACGGAGAAGGATTGGCATGGGGTTCCCCCCACGAGAAGGTCAATTGGTCGCTCATCTGCGATTGGGTTTTGATTGATGGTTGTCATATCTCCCAAGTTAGGAACCGCTGGGAATCGGTGTTTTAATACCTCGGAGGGAAACTGCTCGATTTCGGAGAACCATTGTGGTTCCCATCCAAGGTCGTGCCAAGCAACTGAGGCTGCCTCAATGCCTGAACAAACGGATCCGTATTTCATTAGAAAGGGTTTGGGGGTAGGGGCATCCAATGGCTTACTTCAATTAGGAACCACGTTTGATGTTCGTAGTACCAACGGCCGTCGCCCAGCCATGCGTAGGCTTGATTCATGTCGGTCGTAAAAATCAGGACTGGCTCGTAAGGTTCCGGCATCCTGTCCAAGCATTTTACCCATTCCATGGTCATACGTTAGGGTTTAGGGGGTTGGGGTATAGGCATCCAGTAAGCGACTTCACGGGGCCACCAAGAGCAATCGCAGTTCCACTCATTGTAATAGGTATCGTACGAAGCAACGCTTTTTAGTCCGATTTCATTGCAAACCAGCACGACTTCGCCCTCCTTGGGCATTTGGTCTTGGGGTCTTATCCACTCCATGGTCAGGCGTTTTTGGCTTGGAGGATTCGACCGAGCAGGGTCCAGTTGACGGACCAAGGCTTGATGGTTTCGGATTTGTCGGGTCGGTTGCAGTTGACGCAAGCCTTGCGGATATGCAGTTGCCAGCGTCGGAAATCGATTGGTGTGGTTTTCATGGGGTTGGGGTTTGGTTGGTAAGTTTATAGGCTGACGCTGGGGGAGGTTTGGTAAGAACAGAGGCTGACGATTTGTTCACGAATGAGTACTTTCCCGAACAAGATATAACCCATTTTTTTCATCATAAGCGACGCTCTCGTTTGGTATGATTTTTACATCATTAATTGATATTTTGCAAGGTTCACCTAAGTAGCAGATAGATTCATTGTCGCTTTCGTGAATGACACCTGCTTCGCAAAATTTTGGGTTTATTCCCTTGGGTTGAAAGTATATCGTTTTCATGTATGGGATGACGGATTTATCATTCATTATATGCGATAAGGGTGCTTATTGACCGATTCCTCATTCATTATACCCGAATGCGTATAAATTTTAAGTTTTTCTATAAATTATATCCGATTGGGTATAGTTTCAAACAACCGATACCTCCCACACGAATCGACCTTGGTCTTAATTTGAGGCCCGAATCCGTTGGAACGGCTTAGCACATACTCGCAGGCGTTACCCTTGGCCCGGACCTCAATCACCTTCCAAGGGCGGTCGTTGGTGCAAGCGGTCAGCAGGAGCAGCAGTAGCAGTCGGGCCATGGAACAAATCTACACAACTATTCCACACTTGCGACCACTCGCTGAAAATCCTCAATGCTTCGGATGACCTCGTACCTGTACCCTGCCTCTTGGACGACCCCCTGCCACCACTTCTGCGAGAGGGACTGCTTGCCTTTCTCGGCTTTGAACTCCAAAAAGATGGCTCCCTTGTCCGATAAGTAGGTCATGTCTGCAACCCCAGCGGTCAGGCCGATGCCTTTGAGAAAATGACCGTTCGTTCGGCTTCGGGGGTTGTTGAGGTTTAGGAATAACCGCCCGTCTTCGTGGGGCTTCAGTAGTTTGAACAACTTGACGCAAGCGGCTTGCAGGGTGTATTCGGGGGTCATAGCGGATATTCGTTGGCTTTGGTGTAGGGCAGTTGGCATTGGACTTGGGCGATTCCAAGGCTTCCGTTCCTGTTCTTACGAAAGATGACCTCCATGAGATCCTGTTCTGCGTTCTTGTCGTGTTCGTAGGGGCGATAGACGAAGGCGATTTTGTCGGCATCGAACTCCAGTTGCCCCGTTTCTCGCAGGTCGGACATGATGGGGCGATGGTCTGCCCTGCCTTCGGTTGCCCTTGAAAGCGAAGAAACCACGACCCCGAAGACCTTTTGCCTCTTGCAGATTGCTTTGAGTTGCTTGGAGATGTTAGTCATCTGCTCAATCTTGGGCTTGGGCTTGTCAATCTTCGCAGGCTCTACGAGTTGCAGGTAGTCGAGGTAGAAACCAACGATTCCGAACTTGGCCTTGAGTTTCGCTATCTCCCCCTCGATGCGGTCGAGGTTTGCTTGGTGCAGGTCAACGATGTAGAGAGGCTTGCCTTTGAGTTGATCGGCTTTTTGGGCCAAGGTCAAAAACTGCTCGGTGCTGATTCGCTCGTCGGGCTTGAGGAATGCAGACCCGTCCATGGTTCCGAGGTTGGAGAGCATCCGCTGAGTCAGTTGGTCTGCACTCATTTCCATCGTGAAGAACACGACGGGGATTTCGGCCATGGCTTGGTTCATCGCTATTTGGAGAGCAAGCAGGGTCTTACCCATCGCAGGACGACCACCTACGAGGATGAACTCGGACGGCTTGAACCCAGTGCAGATGTTGTCGAGCGGTCGGATGAAGGTTTGGTAGATTTGGTCCTTGCGTCTTCCTTCCCGGACCTCGTTCATGTTAGCAAGAAAGTCCTTGGCGAGTTCGTGTGCAGATGTTTCGGAGGCGTTCGACTCAACGGCTTGAATGGATTGGTAGCGTTGGAAGGCTTTGGGGATGTCCCTGTCATGGGCGAGTTCTTCCATGATTCTTGCTTCTTCACGTTCCTTCCAAAGGTCGTGCAGGTCGGATGCGTAGGTCTTCCAGTTGCTTACAAGCCCTGCTTCGGGATCAATGCCTTCCAGTAGGACATGGGCTTGGCCTGCGTCGGCAAGGTGTTTATAGACGGTAACGATGTCAATCTCTCGCTCTGCTTTGTGGAGGGATTCAATCGCCCGGTACAGGAGGACGTTGTTGCCTGTGAATAGGCGTTCAGGGATTTGGGTTAGGAGGACAGTTCGGTTCACGAACTTGTCCATGAGGCAGCCGAGCAGTTTGCGTTCAGCGGACAACTGGTAGTGGTTCATCATCGGAGGTTAGGTTTGAGTAGGCGAAGTTAGGTGTACGTTGGATGGCTTGGTCCTCCCATCTTTTGCCGTTGAGGTAGGTGGCTGCATGAGGGACGAACTGCACGGGGGTTTGAGAGTAGAGCCTTGAGATGTTGTTCATGGCTTCTTGTTGGTCTGCATTGGACAGCTTTGCAAAGGACTTTGACGCTGCCTGCTTCCCGGTCTTGCGTGGATAGATAGCCCAGAATTGGTCAAAGATTGCACAAGTGTTCTTTATCTCTTCTTTGTTTGTTATCTCTTCTTCTCTTATCTTATCTAATCTTATCTTATCTGCTTCCGTTTGCTTAGCACTTGCTTGGTTTTGCTTAGCACTTGCTTCGGTTTGCTTAGCACTTGCTTGGCCCTTTACTTCGCCTCCTTTACGGCCTGCCTCCCTCCTTCTTTCGCTTAACCTGTTAAGGCCCTCCATCTGCAAATCAAGAAAGTCGATGCGGATTTCTTCGCCTTCGGTCTTGATGATTTCGGACTCAATCAGTTTTTGAAGGAGGTCTTTGCCTATCTCAAGGCTTGCTTGATGGGCGGTAAACTGCCCGTGCTTGACCCAGTAGAGTTGACAAATGTGGATGAAGGCCCCTTGAACTTCAAAGGATTTGCGACTGATTCGGCCTGCGAGCCAATCGCTTGGGGAGTGTTTGTACCAACTATTTTCCATGGTAAAAAAAAAGCCCCCAACTGATTCCGGCAGTTGAGGGCAGGGTTAAGTGGAGGAACCCTTTATCTAACACCTGCTTGGCCGGAATTCAAGCGGATGCGTTTAATTGTAAATGTAGTACGCCTGCAAATTTACACTAAAAAGGCAAATCATGTGCTTGGTGTTCCATGCTTTCTTTGGCCTTTTGGTCAATCGGCTCTACTTTACCGCTGGTCTGCTCTTGCATCGGCTCCATTTTACCTGACAAAAACTTCTTTCCGTTGGCTGCTTCTTTGAGCCAGCAGGAGAGTTTCATTTTAGTCCCGTCGGGCAGGACCGCATCGCCCCGGTAATCGGGACGCTTAGGGTTGTCGCCTTTGTCGTTGACGAAGAGGGTAAAGGTGTTGGGTTGGGGGGTGTAATTGCTCATGGTTTTTTTATTTAGAGTTGATACGAAGGTTGACTTTGTTTTGGTTGCGATAATTGTAGATTTCTTCAATCAGTTCAATTTGTGATTTAGTATCAATGCAAGGCTTAAATCGGTCGGATTGATATTCAAGTTTTTTTAAAAATATTTGAAAATCAAAATTTTTGTTTTCCGCCAATTTACGAAAAGCATAAACAATTATCCTTCTATCGCATCTAAAACTTACAATAGATTGTAAAGTTTTTAGCATATAAAACGCTTTTTCAGCAATTTTTACATCATTAACTTTAGCCTTTCCTTCAGCAAAAATGTTGCCTCGTTCTTTTATGTCAAGAAGAGAAATTGCGTTATAAACAGTAACGTTGTGCTTTTTGCAAAAATCTTTAATTGCAATATAATTTTTATTCCCAAGTTCACTTTGAGATGACACAACGTCGTTAATTGTCCATCCCTTGGTGTTTGAGTTAGCGACCTGCACCTGCTTCATTGTCCAGCCTTTTCTTACAACATAAAACAACGGATAGCCAAGTTCTTTAATTGCGGTGTATCGATGCTGACCGTCAATGATTTCGTAGTTTTCGTTAACATCAATCGGCCTTTGCAAGTATTCCTGTTGCATTGATTGAACGAGTTTTCTTACGTGCTTTTCGTCTACTGGTCGGTTTCCTTTGAGAAAACTAAATGCATCGTAATCAAAGGTTACGTCAACGACGTTTTCTCGAATTATCGGTTGCGATTTGTGAGCGGTTTGATTCATCATTTTTGAATGGTTTGAGGTTTGAGTTTGGTTGTTCATGATTTTGGGGTTTAGGGTTTTTGGTTTTTGGTTTTAATTGAATACGTGCAAAGGGTTTTCTCTACGACCTCTCCAGAGGCCCGTAAATCCCTTATGATTCGGTAGGTGGCCCCTTTGCTGGTTCCAAGAATATCTTGCAACTGAGAGGCTCTTAGAGGCTTCTGCGATAATAACCGCAAAGCCTTGATGGTGTTGATGACTTGCTTCATCGGAAAGATACGGCTATGGACGCTTTGGTGGCCTTGGCGGTGCAGACTGGAACCTGCTCGCCTGTTGATTCGTCAAAGATAGCGGTCTTGCCGGCTTGCCGAAAGGCAATCTTCAGCAGTTCCTCCCTCGCTTTGAGTTGGGCTTTGAGGTCGGCATACACTTCGTCTTCCTCGTAGTTCGGGGTCAGGCTCCCTTCCTTCAGGGTAATCTCTGCACCGAAGGCGGAGAAGGTCTTGCCGTGCTTGCTGGCTTCGTCGGCTACGGTCTGCTCGGTGGCCTTGATGGTTGATTCAAGAGCCTTGACGATGGCCTTTAGTTTGATGTGGGCCTCGATGGGGTTGACCTCTCCGTCTTTAATTCGGTCGGTCAGTTGCTGGGATATTTGGGCTATCTCTGCCTTGCAGATGTCAGCCTTTGGTATTGTGATGAGAGTTGGGTGAATCATGGTTTCGATTTAAAAGATTCGAAAAGAAAGCGAAAAGCACTAAGGTTAGGATAATCCAATACAACGCAAAGGTCAACTGCATCGCAAACTTTCAATTGACTGACGTAGTCGGTTTCAGTCAACGCTTTAACGAGGGCTTCTCCTTCTCTTGGTTTTTTCTCCTTGTACTCAAGGAGTTTCTTAAACTCGTAAGCGTTCATTTGTTCAAGTAGGTTCATGATTTCGCAAGTTGGTTTTGGATGAATTGGATGCCTTTCTCAAAGCGTGCAGGGGTCATGTGGTCGATGTCCTTCATAAACTTCGCCTGTTGCTCCTTTGGTAGTTTGTCAAGCAAGGCGAGGAAGTCGGCCTTGAGGGTTGCGGTGGTCAGTTCGTCGTAGGAGGGAACCAGTCCGAGTTTGTCGTTGAGGTCGCCAAGGTTCTGCTGGGCGATAGCCATCTGCACCTCGTTGGACGATGCGATGCTTGTTTCGATACCGATTCCGATGCAGGCCAAGGCACGGCCCCAAGCGGATGTTTCGCAGTTCTCGACGTAGGATGTCTTGTTGATCATTGAACTTGTGCGGTCCTCGGATGCGTGGCCTGTTGCACGGATGCGACCCTCGTTGTCCCGGATAACTGCACGGACGCAGCAGCGGTCGGGTTGCAGGTCAATGAGTTCGGATTCCAACGACCAGCCAGCGTAGGCTTGTTCGTTGCGGAAATACAGGAGGCGTTGATTGACTTCAACGTAGTCCTTGCCTTTGATGTTGGTGGTTTTGAATTTGTGCATGGTTTTGAGGTTTAGTTGGTTAGGATGGTTTTTCAATTAGTACAACTTTCACGGATTGACCTTGTTCAAGGAGTTCAAATAGGATGTAGGCCATTTCTACTTTGCCGCAACAAATTTGAGCCATGCCAACACCCCATGTCAATTTATAGAATTTTTTTTTCATTGCAGTAGGTCAAAGATTAAAGCGAAGATGAATCTGCCGAAGAAGGCGATGCCGAGGCAAGCGGTCAGCAGGATGTAGCCCGTTGCGAGAGCTGCTTTGAGTTTGGCTTTGGTTTCGTGGTTCATGGTTTTGAGGTTTAGTGGTTTGGGTTATTTGTGTTTTTTGATATAGATTCTTTTATCTTCGTATTGTTGGAAGGCGTGGAACGGGGCTACATACCTTATAGCGATATATGCGCCCTTACTCCTCCACGAATACTGATGGTCGATATCTTTAAAAAAAAAGAAGGCAATTACTTTACAATTTTGTTGCTCAAGTTCGGACACGGCTGCATTAACCCTGTCTTTTAGCAGTCCTTTTATTTGTTCTGGTTGAATTTTCATAAAGTTGGTGTTTGAGGTTTGAGGTTTAAAGAATGTGCGTTGGCGAGTCGCACCCCTCGGTTGATTAGAGTTTAAAATCCTGAATTTTTATGCCGTTTGAAGTTGGGTAATTCCCACAACCATCCTGCCATACTTCCCAAACTACACCGTTTACGTTGTAGTAGGTGTCGTTCCCTTTCATCCCAATATAGGATGAGGTTCTATTATTATTAATAAACTCGGCAGCTGCGATTGTTACTTCTGGGTTTGTGTAAATTGATGTTCTCATGGTTTTGAGGTTTAGTGGTTGGTTTGTATGTCAAAGGTACAACGACTTTTCTTAATTTGTGTCACCTCGTAGCAAAAAAATTATTTAACCCCCTTTGGGTTGCATTGGAGGGGTTTTTGTACATTTACACCCATGCCCGAATACCACTCCCTTCGACCTGCCAAGGCCCTGACCAACGCCTTGGAACGGCTGATGATCGCCATCGACAACGCAGACCTTGAAGGCAACCACGCCCTCCTGCTTGAATACCGGAAAGCCTGCGAGTTGTTGGGCTACGACCCGGCTATGGCTCAATGGGCAGGGACCAAGGAGGTCAACATCGCAAGCCAGCAGAACCTCGCAGACGAAGTGCAGGTTAGTTATTTTCACGCATTAAACCCCGAAGAATGAGAATCGTCACCCACCTCGTCGTCCATTGTACGGCTACTCCCAAGAACACGACCATCGCCTCCATCCGCAAGCATTGGAAGGAGGCCCTTGGATGGAAGTCCGTCGGCTACCACAAGATTATAGACTCAACCGGGAATGTAACGGTCTTGGCTCCTGATAGTGTCGCAACGAATGGCGTTCAAGGCCACAACGCTACGAGCCTTCATGTGAGTTATATCGGAGGCAAAGACAAAGATGACCGAACTATCGGCCAACGTCAAGCGATTGCCGTGGTGCTTCTTGATTGGCTCAAGAAGTACCCTACCGCAAGGATATGCGGACATAGGGACTTTCCGGGCGTTACGAAAGCCTGTCCCCAGTTTAATGCTGAAAAGGAATACGGCTACCTATACCTAACTGCCAGCGGTGTAGAACCTGTCGCAGGGGGCGAAGGAAGCAAAGACCTGTAATTCGGGACCTCTGCGGTCCTTGCCTACAAAGCGTCCTGCTTCGAGGGTCATCCAATATCCGCCCAAAGGCTTCGGGCCTCTTCCACGCTCAACGTGAAAGCCCATGTACCCGTCGGCCCATTCTTCTTTGTACGTTGCCGTGCGGACTTGGTGAACAGGTTTCTGCAAGATTTGGTGAGTAGTACGAACATAGCGGTTGACGATGTTTTGGTGATAGTATAGTTCGTGAACGTGGCCCTGCCAAGTGCAGTCGTAGCCTTCAATGCTTGCAAGGATGCGTTGGTCTTGGATGACTCCCTTCGTTACAGGTCCACCGCCCCCGGAGCCGTGATAGTAGTGCATAATGAAGTTGCAGCGATGGTCCGGGTCGTAAATCATCTTGAAATCAAGAACCCCACCATAGCCCCCGACTTGAACGTCGGTCTTGCAGTTGTGGTTGAGGATTGTGGCAAAGCGAAGGAGTATGTCCGTTTCTTGGTGCTGAATGATGGAGGTTTCGTGGTTCCCGTAGCCAAGGACCAGCAGGAGGTCCGCATAGGGTCGGAACCATTCGACGGCCGTGTCAACGATGGAATCCAAGTAACGCCCGTTGTTGTGTTCGGGTCGGATGTCGTCCTTGCTCCTGCGAGGGTCGCCCTTGCCTTGCATTAAACAAAAAAAGTCCCCATTTACGAGGACTTTCGCACCCCTGCGCTTGGCTTCTTCGAGGTGGTTGGTTAACAAGGCCCTGTCGCACTTGGGGTTGTCCCAATGCAAGTCAGAGAGCAGAAGAAACTCTTGGGTCCGTCCGCACTCGATGGCGTGGACGTTTTTGGAATGCTTGGTTACTTTCATACGAGGGTTTTAAGTTTGGCATTCTCGGCTTGGAGGGAGTGGATGGTGTGTTCCATTTCCTCTAACCGCTGACGCAAACTTACGACCTCATTACGGAGTTGTGTTAATTCCTTGTTTTGTGACTCGCTGGTAGCCTGCCACATAGCCAAGACGGCCTGTGCTTGACGAACTTGCAGGGAGTCCGATTCAACACGGCCCTTGGTGAACCAAGCGACCGCTCCACCGACGATTGCTGCAACGCTCCCGACGATGGTGGTTTCTATCAAGTTCACTTCTTGACCTTTACTTTATCGATTGTCATCCAACCAACCGAAAGCAACGTGATTAATGCACCAATAATCTCTTGCAAAGTTTCGGTGTCTAACAAGCCTTTGGCGACGAGGGTTCCACCGATGAAGGTTAACAGGTGGCGAAGTAAAGCGATGACGGCTGATTTCATTATTGGGAGTTTAGGGGTTTCAAGGTTGCGTTTGCGAAAGAGTTTCATAAAGATTTGTGTTCGTTGTAGTCCTCGGTGTACTGCTCGTCCCATCCTGCGAAAGTGTGGATTCCGACTGGTTCGGGCCAAGTTTCGTACTGAATCGCATCTTCAGGTGCGTCGCCTTCCCAAAGGATGTCGTAGCACACAAGGCCATCCAAGACTCCGAGGTCAAACGCAGCGGTCGTGCCTGTGCAGAGAGCCAGCACCTTGTCAGCGTCGGATTGCTTGGGGAATGCGTATTTTCGGAAGGTAGCCATCGTTAGAGGGTTGTTAGGGCAGCGAGTTCTGCGTTGCTTAAGCGAGTGGTGTAGAGGGATAAAGCACTAATCCTTTGGTTGCCTCTCCCCTCAAAAAATCCAGTCAAGTTTATGTTAATCTCAGTTAATGCAGCAGCAAAAGAGAATGCAGTTGAACTCGTCCCAATTTGAACCCCATTGATATACAAAGCGCTTTCGCCAGTCTTGTATGCAACCGCTATTTTCAGATTTCCTGACACGGTGCCTGATGCTGCTATAAATAAAGCCGGCGATGGGCCAGATGTGTATACGGTGGCTTGAATTATATTGGTAGAATTTTTGCTTATCGATACAGTATTCGTTGTAGCCCTTGCAAAGCAAAATAAATCACTTGCCCCGCTAACAAGTGCATCTGTTTGCAAATAAATCGTCCCCTCGGTTTGCCCGATGCATCCGCTGACTGCTCCTGATAGGTTAATCACCTCTGCGTTGCGTGTTGCGCTTGTGGTAGTTGTGGGGATGAACGTGGTAGGAACCGAACCGAGTTCGATTTGTGGGGCAGCGAAGGCAATGCCAAGACCGACTGCTGGATGCAATGGATTGTTTACTGCAGTAGTTGGTCCTAATCCTAATTGAGTCAGCGTTCCACTTGCAGTCATCGTAAAGGTTTCGGAGCAGCGATAAACGTCCGTTCCCCATTGTTCAACCCTGCGTATTCGGTTTGTTGTGCCTGCGGTATTATAAATTTGACCGCTGCTAAAAGAACCACTGACATTAAATCCCCCACCAAGGTTGCCTCCTCCTGCGCCAGTTATAACTGCATAATAACCGCCAATCGTGTGCGCTCCTGTTTTCTTTAAGAAAAATGAAAGCGTATAGGTGCTGCCACTTGCGAGGGCTACGTTATTGGAAGTCCTGCGCAAAACACCAGCATCTGAGCCAATGCTCGAACCACTAACCGCCACGGTCAAGTTGTTACCGCTCACACCAATTACGTCAGTATAACCGCTTGACAGGTTTGCACCCAAAACCCAACTTGTTGTAGTATCCTGCGAGTTAAGGATTCCGTTGGTCCCACTCGCCTCCACCAACAACGCAGGGCAGCCAGCCGTTCCACCGCTGGTATAGTAATCCAAGCGAGGCACACCCGAAGCCACCAACTCAATCAAGCCAGCCGAATTGAATCGGGTCGCAGTAGTTGCACGGGTAAAGTTAAAGTCCCCCGATGAACCGAGAACAACCCCAGCCGAAGTCGTAGCGATTTGGGTGTAAAGTTTCCCCGTCTTAAAGCGAGCAGGGACGATAAGGAGCGATGGGCTTGCAGGCATCTGCTATGCGTTTAAAAGATTATACATTCGAACTTCGAGGCAGTTGATGAAGCGAACCTCCGCAGCGTCAGCCGAGTCGGTATTCGCCCGTTGCATAAACGGCTGCCAAGAGTTGGAATAAAAGACGAAGAAAGCGTATGATTGGAAGGAGTTGAGGAATCGGGTTTGGAGGCATCCATTGACCGCAGCCTCGGCAGGCAAAGCCCCGTCAGCGTCTGCACGTTGGTTGAAGGCAAGCCAAAACGGATTGCCACCGCCAAGCAGTTGGTTTGTGGGGTAGCCGTAGCCGTAACCTATCAGCATTGCTTACAGGAATGTAAAACCGATGACCGAACCAACGCTTGGAGTGACGGCCGTAATCTTGCCTCCGTTGCGACCGCTGATTACGATGCCAGCGGAAATAGAAGCCCCCGAAAAGTTGTAAGCGGTTAGCAGGTTTTCACTTCCAGTTCCTGTTAAAGTTGTGAAGGTCGCAGCGGTGTTGACTACAAGGAAGTCGTAGTTTTTCCCGGTAACGGTTCCATTGATAAACTCCATCGTACCGCCCTGTCCGAGCATTTGTTGCA